GAAGAACTACAGACAGATGAAAAAACTACAATAAGTAATATAGGGCGAGAACATTTTGATATATGTCTATTGGTGAAAGAGAGGAAAGGTAATGAATAAAGAATACTGGCAAGCGAAGGTAGATCTATGCCGGCAGGTAGGCATAGAACAGCTTATTGCTGGCGATATCCCTAACGGTACGCGTAACTTAAAGCGTATGGTCAGGGCTATGGAAGAGCTAAACTTAATCAAGGCGGTAGAAGAGGATAAGCCGGCAGAAGATATGTGGGCTAGCCTTATCACTAATGGACTACTACTAGCAGGAGAGGGAGAGAGTGATGAGTAACTGGACAGTATGGGTAGGCGGCGGGGAGATCAACGATTACCTGCTAACCAAAAAGGAAGCGCAAGAGCTAGCGCAGATCTGGAAAGACAAGGGATACACCGAGGTAGTAATGGAGGAAATCTGGTAATGAGTGAGGAACTGATATGTACTTGGTGTTTAGATAACACTAAGTCTTGCAAGGCGTGTGATGATGGTTATGATGGAGAATAATGAGTGATACTATCGCTGTTAAAACTAAAACCTGTACCGTCTGTGATGAGTACGAATTGTGGGTACTTGATCGCCAATTAGTAGAGAGATGGAGAGGGGGAGAGCTGATACAAGATGTTTTCCCTGATATGTCCGTAAACGATAGAGAGATGTTGATAACCGGCACGCACCCTGCGTGTTGGGATAAGTTATTTGCAGGAGAAGGAGAAAGTAATGGATAAGTTAGGTAAAGTAATAGCCTTTCACCCCGTTAAGTCAGGGCTGAAGTTATTCTATGAAGTGATAGAGCCGGACGGCGAGACTAGGTGGGGAGGCGAGCGAGCCTTTGACGCTATCTCTTGGCTACACCTTGCCCCGAAGGGGTCTAGGTTGCTGGTATCGGGGTGGGAGAGCGACGATCTAGACGCTCAGCCAGTAGGACAACCGCTTGATGTAACCGAGATGTATCAACTGCTAAAGGGGGTGAACTGATGGAGATATTTGCAGGTTTAATAGTAGTATTAGTAGTCATATACGCGCTTATAGTGCTGGAGGATAAACTTAATGACGATCAGAAGTAAGAGAGTGAGTGGCAAACAAGCTATCCACTATCGTAACTATAGACGAGCGAGAGATCGCGCATTGGTACGCTTATCACAAGCCTACCCCGAAACATACAAGGAATTGTTAGAATTGGAGAAGGTAACTGATGAAACGAACGGTGCTAAGTGGGTTGGTATTGACGGTAGTAGTAGCTTTATTGTGGGCGTTAGCGCCGGAGGAAGAGGGCAAGAGCAAGATAGCGATCCCGCAGATATCGCAGAGGGAGAGGGCGAGCGCGAGTGAGAAGCAAAACAACAGACGAATTGCCAGAGAATATAGTCGTGCTCTCGGATATACGAAGGCAGAAACACGTTGCCTCATCGCACTTTGGACCCGTGAGTCAAGGTTTGACCACCTTGCAAAGAACCAACAGGGATCAAGCGCTTACGGAATTGCTCAGCTCCTTAGAGAACGTAGTAGCAGACCTGAACTCCAAGTCTTACACGGCCTTAGATACCTTAGCCATCGCTATTCAGGGAGCGCGTGTCGCGCTCTCCGCCACAGCGATAGACGAGGCTGGTACTGAGTGAAACTTATACTAGATCCGGCGTCATCTATGAGATCCTTTTACTTTGATAAGAAGGATAAGCGAGTTCTCTTTGGTGATATACGAGTAAAAGAAACTCACCTATTAACCAACGGGCAGACTATTCATATAGAACCTGATGAAGTTATGGACTTCCGTGCTATACCTTACCCAGATGAAACCTTTAAGGTAGTGGTCTTTGATCCACCTCATATGCTTAACCTATCCGAGAAGTCGTGGATGCGGAAGAAGTATGGAGTGTTGGATAAAGAGACTTGGCAAGACGATCTAACTAAAGGATTTGCTGAGTGCTTTAGAGTATTAAAAGATGAAGGTACTTTAATCTTTAAGTGGAACGAAGTATCTATTCCATTAAAGGATATCCTTACCCTTACTCCCTATAAACCGGTACTTGGACACCCTTCTGGTAAACGTATGGGTACGCACTGGGTATTGTTTATGAAAACTGTGTTATAGTTTAACTCTTGCGGATAGGATCGCCTTCCACCTAACCGCACCTAAGTAGCCTCACCGTAACACTCTCCGGTGGGGCTGCTTCTTTTATCCACCGTTACTGTAAAACCCTGGACCCTTGAAGGTGATAGCGGGAGAGGACCAGCTACGAGACATCATCTGGTGGCAGTCAGTACACACAGGCTCTTCAATGGCAGCGTGAATAGACTGCTCGATATCTCTGGTGCTACCGCACTCGCACTTAAAAGAATAGATCATAGCTTTACCGCCTCGTTTATATCTAGGTAACCTACTAACTTGTAAACCTTATCCTTGTTCTCAAACTCGGTAGACACAGGCATCACTTGTGTATACCAATTAGGTTCTGGTATATCCATAAGGTCAAAGGAGTAGATACCGAGTGGAGTAGAGTTGATGTAGAAGGGAATAAGATCACGCTCTGCTGCCTGAGTAATTAACTTGCGGTACTTAATCTCTTCGATAAGCAAGGTTTCATAGTGAGTCTGTCTGCATTTAAGTTCGATGTAGTGTGCAGCTTTGGCGCTGGTGCAATCATAAGAGTCATAGATACCGGGTGACTTAACCAAGTCTGGGTAAAGGCTCTGTTGAAGATAGTTAAATAACTCTTCTTCCTTCATCTATACGGTGTCTCTCCGCCTAGTTTATCCTGCAACCTACGAAGGGAGTTAGTACACCTGCGATCAGCAGTAGACACAGCGCACTCTAGGAACGCTGCTATCTGTTGCAGCGTAGCGTTATCGTGGTGGCGCATACGCAGTGCGATCTGATCCTTCTGATCTAATTCAAGAAAGGCTTTCTTAATATCTATAAGGCTAGCAAGCAGGTTGCCACCTTCTGCTGGAGATGATGAGCCGCGTGGTTGACCATCTCTAATCATCTCTTGTGCTTGTTCTAGTACTGTTCCGTCTATGACGGAGGCAATAACGAAGGGCAGTAGCTGACCAAGCATAAGCGTTTCATAGTATGCCTCGTCCATTAACTGATAGCCAGACTTGTTAGCCTTCTCTTTGCGAACATAGCGTTCTGCTGCTCGCCTCATCTGATAGGCAATACGCTTTTCGTTATGCTCTAACTGCTTAGGATCTTTGACGCTCATCTGCTCGGTGATGTAATCGTTGCGGGTGATAGCCCAAGCGATACACTCCTGAGCGATATCATCTTTCTCCACCCAATGCTTATAGCGCCGGTGAATTGCATAAGCAACTGACGGCGCTAAGTCATAGACAACAGGGTGAAGTTCAGTCACAGTCTCGCACTTCGACTTCAGGCCAGACATTATCTAGAACCATCATCGCAATAGCAGAGTAGTTGAGCAGATCAAGGTATGAGTCACGCAAGGACTCGTTGCTAGGCTTAACGCCTGAGTCCAGCAAGTTGTTGATACGAGCTATCTTATCCCACATACGTACACGCAAACCATTAAGTGGTCCACCTGGTGAGTGAGCAATATTCTTTGGGCCGTAGTCGTGGTGTTTACGAATGAGTAAGTTACCTGCTGAATCCATAATACGCCAGACATCTGCGACAAAGGCTTCGTCTACCTTGTCGGTATAGGGCGCAAGAGAATTGTCTCTGCTTCCGTATTTATCTCTAGGATCTGAAAGCCCATATGCTGCAAAGTCTGTATCATCTGTTGCCATTCTTCTTTACTCATCCTTTCAGTTCGCCTATTAGCAGGGTTCTGGTGGCATCTGCCCCGTATGCTAAGTAGTAATCGTTTATATCCATACCCGCAGGTAGTGTAACAATTTGTGAGTTAACTATCTCGTTAGCGACACGCTTAGAGAAGTCAGCACCAGGGTTAGATCCATCTTCTTTTATATCGTTATCGCCCACAACGTAGACCGTTTCATAACCTGTAAATAACTTAGGAAAGTGTGGCTTCCAAGACTGCACGCCAGGTACTCCAACTGCTGGAATACCTACCATCCCGCTAGTAATCACAGCATCTAACTCACCTTCGCATACAACTATGTATGGCGATAGCGGCAGCACATCTGCCACGTTGTACAGGTGTGCCTTCTGCCCAGTAGGTGAACCATACTTAGGCTTGCCATCGTCAATGCGCCGGAACTTAAAGCCTACGCAACCGCCATTAGCGGTGATGTAAGGGATAGATATCCATCCTTCATACATCTCGTGACCGTTGATCGGCTCTGTAACTGTGCCAAGTTGGAACTTAGCTGCTACAAGTTCAGATATTCCACGTTCGTCTAGAGCGACTAGAACTTCCGGACTTACCTCTTGAGCGTATCGCTGCGCCGCTTCCAGTAGCAATTTCGACTGCGCGTTTGAGGCCATCCTTAAACTCCAAGTTCTCTATGATGCAGACAATACTGACTGCGTTACCACCTCTGCCGCAGGTGTGGCAGAAGTACAAATTATTGTAAGTATTTATTACAGCAGACCTGCGGGTGTCACTATGCAAGCAACACTTAACTGATACATCGGCTCCTTCTCGGACTTCCCCACCGAAGTAGGAAACGATTGGTGCTATGGGGATTGAATTTGCATCAGCGGAGTTCTTTCTCCCTCGACCTTTACCCAACCTTGTCCAGTCTTGTGCTGGCATACACACCCCTCGCACTTCTCGTGCCAGTGTGCTGCACGCTTTATATGGTTAGCCTTGTTTTCTTCGCCGGCTTTAAGACAGTTCGAGCAGATCACGCTTGATCTTCTTCCTCATCTGGTGCAAGTTCTACTACTTCTTCATCAGTGCTTAGTATGTCTGATGTGGTGATTTCACCTTCTGGTACTGGCATTTTCTTCTCCTTTAACCACTGTGTTAGATCTTGAATTACCCACGCTTGTTCTATGGGAGCGTTGCGACGCTTAACTATGACATAAGACAGTGGAACTTCCCCAAGATCCCTAGCCTTAGCATAGTTAAACGCCTCAACTTGTGCTTCTTTCCAGAACTGCGGCAGGGTGAGCGTCTGCCTGTTCTTTAGTTCAAGGATGTAAGTTTCCCCTGCGATAACAGTAACGATGTCGCCCTCATCCTTTGCCCCAGCTTTAGTCAGACGTTCTGCTATGGCTCCCATTTTGCGGAGCCACCTCATTACATCTGTCTCAAACTGAGAACCCTTAGTCTTGTTGTACTGACTCATCTACCAGTACAACCTTGTTGGTTTTGTAAACCATCTGTCCTTCTTCATCCTTGACTATCTCAACGATGCCGGACTGGATCATCGCGTTGAAGAAGTTAGCCAAGTCAACTTTAAGTATCGCTACTTCTCTTTCGACATCACTCATTCTAATTCCTATCTATGGTTGTTCTGCGTAGTTGCCTTGGTATCCAGCTATTACATCATTTCTTAGCATAACACCCCACGCATTTTTATCAGATATCTGACAGGCTGCGTAGTTTACGAACAGCGTTACGAAGTCACTAGCGTCTGCAAAGTGTGGACCAAAACGGTTCTTCACAGCAGCCACCTTTAGTTCACCGTTTGATGGGTCATAGCCAAGCGTTAGGATTAACGCCGGCAACTGACTCACCTTACCGTGAATAGCACGTCTGGCAGGTGGTTTAGATGGTGATCCATACTCACTCTGCTCAGATACGTGGTGCAGTACAAGTACACAGGCTTCGGTCTTACGTGCCATATCGTGGAGTTC